TACTTGGATCTAATGAATTATCCAATTGTGGTCTTGAAAAATTAACTACATCTCCTAATCTTATACCAACATTACCTCTAATTTCAACATCAACACCTAATTGATCCATAGATTCCATAGCAGATAATCTTCTCAATGACCACTTATCCACTGTGTTCGTTGGAGTATTTCCATTCAATGGGTTTTCATTTGAAGAAAATAAATAACTGCATTTTGGGTAGTATTTGACTACTGTTTGAGGATTATCAAAAACATTATGAAATATATTTACTCTTGAATCCAAATCAGTATTCAATAATGGTTTTTCATAAACATGATTTTGAGTTTCAAATTCTTCTTTGTAATTAAATATATTTTTAGCATATTTTTTTCTAGTCAGATCAAATGTCAAGCAAGAAGAAGAATACATTCCATTTTTTGCATTAGATAAAGGACAAATTGGTTTACCAGTATGTTGTAACGCAGCAAATGATCCTCTGTATGTTACTTTACCATTAGAATCTTCTGAGTTTAATACTTCACTTGGTGCTGTTTCTATTCTAATGCCATCTAAATCTTTTGTTCCTAAAATTGCTTTTCTTTTTAATAGTGTTCCTAAACTTACAAAGTAAAATTTATGATCAATGTCTTCAAAAAAAACATAATTATTGTTTATAATTTCTTTCTTTTTTTCCTCTATTGGTGTCTTTGATTCATTATTTTTTGGAGTCGAAAATGCTCTAGAGGAAAGCCAATTTATTGCTTTTAACGGATTAAAATAAGGTATTGTTATAAATTGTTTATCATCAGTTTCTTCTATAACCATGTTTTCTTCAGGTATATCGAGATAATCTTTTGATATTTTCTTAACGATATTGCTTATAGTGTCAAAATAATGTCCCTGAACCTTTTTAAATTCATTCAAAAACATATTTGAAGAACAAAAATGTAATATAACAATTTGCTTAAACATACCATCGGTTATATCCAAAGGTAAAACTTGAACTTTATAAACAAAATATTTTTCAAATAATAATTCATTGCTTCTTGATGCGGGTAAAGTTTTAGTTCTTAAACCAAATTTTAATTCTTCACCTTTACCAATTACTAATTCATCATATCTTTTTGATAGCCTAGAAGATGGCGTGTCAATTAATGATAAGGTTCCTGTTATAAACGGATCATATATATTTTGAAAAATATCAATTCCCGTTATTAAATCTGTTATATCCTCATCTTCACCATTCGAGGACAATATTATTTTAGTTAATGTTTCTAGATTTATCATATTATGTTATTTCTGCATAATTTTTAACAATATCTCTAGCAAGTCCAGGTATTGGGACAACTATGCTTCTCTTTTCATCATTTATTTTTGTTTCATATTGAAGATTTGTTACAACAAAATCATCATTACCTCTTAAATAATCCTGCAAATAACCAGTTAATGGATCTAAAATTACACCATCTGATTCAAAATGATGTAAACTGTCTGGTTCGTATGATATTCTTCTAGAAATAGTACCAATATTTTTTCCATCTTTATATAAAATATTTCCTTCTGGAAATGAACCATACAGTATTCTTACTGTCAATTTACTCAATGATGGGTTCCAATTTATTATTTCTGCATAATTTTCTTGATTATTGCTTGATGATGTTTTTACTATTTGACCTTCAGTTAAATTGTAATCTTTTATTGATGTTAAATCTAAAAATATAGATTCTCTATTTGAATATTTTGTTTCTATATGTCTATTAAAATTTTCAGAAGAAAGTGGCCATTCATTGTAAATATTTTTAATACCATTTACCATTAAAATAACCCATGACATCTTTGAATCATCATAAGCATTTAATGCTATTGATTCTGGTGTATCTCCATCCGCTATCATATATGGGTCGCATAATTTACTATTTTTTAAAAATTGTGGTGTTTTAAATATAGATGTTATATCTGTTAGGTATTGTGTATTACCATTATCATCGTTGATCTGAATATAATTGTGTTTAGTAAAAAACATTTTTTATCTCTTTATTTTTTTGTTTTTATTCCTCTTGGGTAATCCTCTCCTCGTTTTACACCTTCAGAGAACATTCTTGTAAAAGCAAATGTTACATTTTGTCTAACATAATCATCATTGGGTGACCAATTGTAGTCTATACCGGAAACTTCTACAGGATAAGCATTTGTAAACTCTGTATTATATATTTTGTTGTTGGCTGTATCTATTTGAGATAAAACAATAGATGAATTTCCTGAATATTCATTTTGGTATCTTGCTCCAGGATTTCCTCCACCAAAAGTAAATATATTTTCTTGCCATGTCAAAAAGAATTTTCTTTCTAAAAATTCTTTACTCATTCTAAAAGTCAAAGTTATAGTTTCACCATAATTCATATTAAAAGGAATTTTTACTGATGGTGTGTTATTGTCCAATTTATAATCAAAAGTTTCTAATGTTTGTGATGGAATATTGACTGCTTCACATGTAAATCTAAATCCATTTAAACTTTTCTTGTAATATTCGTTCAATGCTGGTATGTTTGATGGTGCAAAAACTGCACAAAAGAATCTATTTGTTTTATAGAAAGCAGAAGAATCTACCAAAAAAGAAGCAAAATCATTTCCTTCAATAATTTGTCTTCTATCTGCTCTAGTTTTATCAGATAATGATAAAAATTGCAATCTATCATCTACATTTTCAAAATTAGGTACTTTTGGTAATTTTAAGTTTTTAAATATATTTTCAAAGGACATTTTAGGTTAAATTTTTCTCTGTTATTATTTTAAATATCCAATTTTGTTTATTAGCAAACTCTTCAGCCGCTTTCCACTTTGAATTATTTATAGCCCAATTTTTCATTTCTTTTAAAAAAGTTCTCTTTGACTTGTTTACACTGTTTTTTGGTGCAATACACTGTCTTTCTGGCTTAATTTCTATTAAATATGTTTTTTTGTTACCATCTTTCTCCAAAACTTCAATTATAAAGTCAACAAAATACCTATGTACCCTATTATCAAGGGGAGAAACATATGGTATGAACATTTCTTCTGATGCCCATTTTATTACATTTGAGTTTTTATCACAAAAAACCATAAATCTTCTCTCTAAAAGAGATCTATAGACTATATTAGTTGGGTTACCAACATACTTTTCTGGGTTTTCTGGTCGATATTTACCTTTATATGGCATATAAATAAAAAAGAATAGTACTATTTTACAAAGGTATATAGATAAATGCCAAATGACCCATTACCGATAAGTAATTATGTAGATCCAAATTGGTACAATGATATAAGAAATTACAATAATGGTACAAGTGGTCCAATAAGACCACCATCATATATTACTCCTTTAGGAGAAAAGACATTCATAGATTCAGATGGGGATAGAATACTAGATAGTAATCTCACTTCTGTTAAACCAATACAAAATGCTATTCCGCTACAATTTTCACAGGATATTTTAGAAAATCAAAAGTCCATAGAAAATAAAGCACTACAAACACAAAATCGAGAACAATATAGCGCAAGAAATTTTATAAAAAATTTGTTTCCAAAAGAATATTCATACACCACTGATATTAAAAAACTAAAAGATAGAATGGTTTTAATTCTTTATTCACCAAATTCTTCACAAAATCCAGGATTTAATAAAAAAAATAGAGATCAAAAATTAGCAACTGATATTATTGATGTAACATCTTCATTATTGACAGAAGGTGGTGGTTTAGCGCAAAAAATGAGTGATGCGGTAGGTTTAGGTCAAGTTACTGGAAAAGTTGGAGAATTTATTAAAACAGGAACAGATTCTGTAAAACAACTTTTATCATCTGATGCATTGGGAGAAGCAAAACAAAAATTCGATGCATTAAACGAGTATTTTTATGATAGAGGCAACAAAGAAAACAGATATAAAATAGTATATCTACCTCTACCAAAAGGACAATTAACAGATAGTCACTCACATACAATAAATGGAATTGCAATGAATCCTTTAATGCCTTTGATGGGTATAGCATCAAGCGTAATTGACAATTTAATACCTGGTGGTTCTTCTACTGCAGCAAATAAAGGTGCAGGTACAAGGGGTTATTCAATACCAGCAGTTGGTGATTATTTAATAAAAGCGGCTCAATTAAATACAAGAAAGGCTATAAATCCTGCTCAAGAAACTCTATACCAATCACCAGTTCCAAGACAATGGCAATTTACCTTTTCGTACACCCCATCTTCAAAAGAAGAGGCAGATAAATTTATAGAAATTGCTAATGTTTTAAAAGAACATTCATATCCAACTGTTGATGCCGAAGCCGTAATATTTAATTTCCCAGGAACTGTTGATTTTTACTTCGTTATAAATTCAATGATAGATGAAAATGGTGATATTGATGAAAATAGACCAAGTAATAAAGTATTACCGAAGAGTCTACATCCGTGTTTTATAAAATCTGTTCAAATTGATTATATTTCAGAAACAGGATTTTATTCACATTTTTATGATGGCAATCCTACATCGATGAATCTTACCATAGAATTAGCAGAAACCAAACTACTCACAAGAGAAGATTTGAATCCAGAATTATACGGTCAAATTGAAACCGATCCCAATAAAATTAAAAAAATAGATAATGCACCTATAGCATAAGGAGATTTATATGAGTGATTTAATGAGTTTAATATCTTTACCAACATACAAAACTAAAATACCTTCAACTGGTAAAAATATCAATTTTAGACCATTTGTTGTCAAAGAAGAAAAATTATTACTAATAGCACAGGAATCTAAAAATCAGGATCAGATATTAACAGCAGTTAAAACTATAATAGAATCTTGTGTAAAAGAAAAAATAGATTTTAATTCTCTTACTTATTTTGATGTTGAATATATCTTTATCAAGATAAGAATGAAATCTATGGGTGAAGCTGTAGACATCATCATCAAAGATCCAGAAACTAAAGAAAAATTTGAAACAACAATGGATTTGGATAAAGTAAAAATAGTAAATTTAAATAAAGATAAAGACAAATTTAATATAAAATTAAGTGATGATTTTGGTATAACTATGAAATACCCAAATCTAGAAACTATGAGTAAATTAAAAACAAATGATACAAAAGAAATAGCAGATTCTGTTGTTGAAGTTTTATCTGGTTGTATAGAAAAAGTATACAATAAAGAACAAGTTGTTCATATGAAGGATAGAAGTAAAGAAGAAATACAAAACTTTGTAAACAATTTACCAAAAAATATGTTTGAAAAAATAACAGGATTTTTTGATGAACTACCTTATGTCTTATATGAGGATGAATTTGTAACACCAGCAGGCAAAAAAATACCAGTTATTGTAAAGGACTTTAACAATTTTTTTCAATAATGCTCTCAGTTGAGAACTTAAAAATATTATATGAAACAAATTATAATTTAATTGAGAGCAAAATATTTTCACTAGAAGAATTAGAACAGATGATTCCTTGGGAAAGAAAAGTATATATTGGATTACATATAAAGAGTATAGAAGAACAAAAAGAAAGAATTAGACAAGCAAAAATGAAGAATAAGAAAATAGTAAAAGGATAATTGATGCCAGAAAACGATCAAAATCAAGAACAGATGCAACAAATTGCTGATTCTTTGAAGAAAATATTTTCATCTATATTCGGATTAACCAAATCCGAAGAAAAACAATCAAAAGATATAGATGAAACTCGTTATGAATTGAACTCTAAAATAGGTAAAACAAAAAATATAGTAGAAAAGGTTGCTAATAAATTAGAAGTTGTTTCTTCTATTACTGGTGAATCCAGTGAAATGCAAACAGAATTATTAAATTCTTTCAATGAAAAATTAGATAAAGATGCAGACCAACAAGAGAAGCATGGAGATGAACTTAAATCTGTAAAATTAGAACTAAAAAATAATAATAAAACACTAAAACAAATTAAACTTGCATTGGAAGATATGGGCGGTGGCGATAGTGGCGGTAAAGGTGATGGATTGTTTGGTAAAATAGGATCATTACTGGAAGGGGGCAAGGATGCTCTAAGGAAGGGACTTAGTACCCTTGCCTCTGGTGCAATGACTTTTGCTCCATTATTAGCAAGAGTTGCTTTGCCAGCAATGGGAATACTTGCAGCAGCGGCTGGCGGTTATATGATAGGAAAGTCATTATATGATAATTGGGTTGGTCCTTGGATGGATGATAAGCAAAAAGCATTAGAACAAGGAATGGCTCAAAAAAGAGAAACAGATAATAATGTAATTTTGAATGATAAAGGTGAAGCCATGTATATGGTTGATAACCAAGGAAAGACGGAAGCATTATCCGAAAGTGAGTTGCAAAATAGAATAAAAAGCACAAAAGATCCAGTAGAAAAACAAGAATTAGAAAAAGGTCTAATGGGTGGACCTATGAAAGCAATTGTTGATAAAACGACTGGTCAACGAGTTGATGCGTTCACACAATATGTAAGCGGTGAAAGTTCTGAGATGTTCAGAGAAAGATTAACCGCAGACGAACAATCAAGAAGCACCCCAGAAGGAAGAGTTGCAAAACAAGCAGAAATTATTGCAGAATTTGATGAAAGAGCAAGAAAACAAGTAGAACAAAGAATAGGAGTGGATGCACCAAACGCATCAGATTATAATGATGGACTTGCTAAAAGTATAGGTGCAGAAGCAATTCAATTAAGAAAATATATTTTATCATCTACTACTGGATTTAGTGATCAACAGAAACAAGATCTATTATCCCTTTCTCCACTTTTAAATAATCCAATTCTTCCAAAAGAAGATTCAAGTAAATGGGATTGGACTGATGTAGTATTTACAATTGGTGGTTACTCAAAAGAGGGAATGGATAGAACAAAAAATCCAAAATTAGAAGAAATAAAAGAAAGATTAAGAAAAAGAAGAGAAAGATCTAAAGATACTCTAAAGAAAGAAGATATAGTAAAACCAGAACAAAAAGAAAAATCAGAAAATGTAAGTCCAGCAACACCAACTGCTATGACACCATCTTCAACTGTGGCTGACCAGACTTCTTCAGTAACTCCTGTGGAATCTGAAAAACTAACTGCTTCAGTAACTCCTGTAGAAGCAACTCCTGTAACTCCTGCAACAAATAACGCAGAAATTTATGCTCAAAAATATGTACAAAGAAAGGATAAATTTTCAGGAGAAATACTTGGTTATTTGGATAAAACTACAGGAAAATTTATAAGTTCTGTAGATTATGAAGAAGGGTTTGCAGAAGCAGCACAAAAAGATAATACACCAAAAGCAAAATCAGAAGCTGTTATTTCAGGAACAAAATCAGGAACAACTGTAACACTAGGTGAAGATTATACACCAGAGGCAATTATTTCTGCAAAACCAAATCAAATAACCAAGGATATTGCTTCTAATATAGTTCAAGAAATAACAGCATCTGAAAGAATGTCACTATTATTACAAGATGGATTACACAATTCCAAGAGTGAATATTTCGATATGACAAAAGCACAACCTCTTGCTTCATCTGGAAGTGGTGCAGTAAATGTTGTAACGAATGTAATGGGTGGTTCTGGAAATCAATCAGAACCAAATTCACAATACAATCCATCAATGTTGAATTTAACACAACCAGAAACTGTAGCACAGCAATGTTTATATGATTTTAATAAAGCAGCATTGCTATAAAACAAAAGAGCCGGATTTCTCCGGCTCTTTCGCACACTCACACCATTATTCACTCATCATCTTGAGTCAGTTTTTCGAAGTAGGACATTGCATCCTCTTCCTCAGTATCCTCTTCAATCTTCTTCTCCGCCATCTTTGCTGGCTTTGAAGTCTTTGGTGAGGAATACTTCAGTTCAGTCTCTGGTTCGAAGTCATCATCTGACATCTCCTCAGCCTTACGCTTACCCTCTGGGGCAGACTTGAGGACACTATCCAACTTCTTGGACAGTTCATCATAAGACTTGAAGTTCTCTGGCTTGAGGAACTCCTGCAACTTGTGCTGCTTAGCCCAGACACCTTCCAGTTGCTTATCATCACCACCAAGAAGCGGAGTAGCATCATCAAACTCGCTCTTGTCATAGTTAACATAACCAGCAACCTTACGAATCTTCAACTTGAAGTCTGCACCCTTCCAGAAGTCAAAGACATTGGTTGGAGTCTCATCAGCAAACTCAGGCTGCAACTTTTCCATGATCTTGTCAAAGATCTTCTTACCGAACTTGAAAAGGAACACCTTTCCATCGTTTGAAGGATTCTTTGGATCTGAAACAACCATGATGTTAGCAATGTAAGACAACTTACGCTTGCGATCACGGGCTACGGTCTTGTCATCCTCAACACCAGAGTTCCATAGTTCACTGTTTGCTTCACAAACAGGGCACTTACCACCGATAGTGGTCGGGCAGTTCTCAATGAACCAACCACCCTTGCCTTGGAAACCGTGTGAGAACACACGAACCCACGGAACATCCTCACCCTCAACAGGGGGAAGGAAACGGATGACAGCGAAACCATTGCTTGCTTGATCAAGCGTAGGCTTCCAGAAACGATCATCCTTATAAGACTCTGCGCCCTTATTCATCTTCTCTAGTTCTTCAGTCAGACGCGAAATGTTTTCCTGAGAACGCTTCTTTAGATCCTTGAACGACATATACGATATCTCCTTTTGTATGTTTTAAGTGTACGACATGTACGACTTACACCAGTAGTATACTACAGATACTGGAGTAGTCAAGTGTATTTATATGGGTAGACGAGAAGTTTTTGGAAGTAGATTTAATGATTCGCCCTCTTCCTTTAACTTTTCAATAATTGGTTTAGGCAAATGCTTTGCAATATATTCAGGATCAAGTGAATGATTATCACAAATATAAAGAATAGCATCAATATAAGAATCTCCAGTTTTTAGAACTCTCTTTTCAATTTCTTGCTGAAGATTTAATTCACTATTTTCAATTATCATATTCTTTTTTCTCCATGTATTTTTCTAAACTATATTTTGGTTCCCAATTTAATAGTTGTTTTGCTTTTGTTATATCTGCAAGAGTATGTCTTGCTTCTCCCTGTCTTGGGTGTATATGAGTATACTCTCCACCCATAGCAATTGCAAGATCCAATACTGAATATGATTTACCAGTTCCAATGTTTATTATATTTGCATTTAATTTATATTCACAATTCATTGCTGCTATATTTGCTTCAACAATGTCAGAAACATGAACATAATCTCTTGTTTGTAGTCCATCTCCAACAATAGTCATAGGATCTCCCATTTTCTTTTGTCTTGAGAATACACCAATTACTGGTGCATATGATCCTCTAACTGGTTGTCTTGGTCCATAAACATTAAAATATCTAAAACAAACACTATCCACATTATACATTTCAGAATATAATTTAAATAATCCTTCTGAGAATAATTTAGAATAGGAATACATGTTTAAACAACTGGGGGTTAGTGTTTCTGTTTGTGGTAATGTATCATTCAATCCATAAATTGCAGAAGTGCTTGAAAACATTACTCGTTTTACATTAAACATTCTACATGCTTCTAATATATTTTGTGTACCAATTGTGTTTATATTAAATGCTCTTGTTGGGTCATTTATACAATTTTGTATTCTTGCTTCTGCTGCTAAATGAAAAACATAATCCGGTCTATGTCTTTCAAATATACCATTTACTATATGTTTATTGGTAATATCATCTTTATAATAAATTGCTTTTTTATTATAATAAAATTGATCATGAGCATCTGATGATAGATTATCAATTACAACTACATTATTATTAGTAGACAATGCATCGACCAAATTTGATCCAATGAATCCACAACCACCAGTTATTATAATATTCATTCTGGTATCTGTTGCCTTATTCTCTTCAAATAATTATCCACAAGAGTCACTGCTTTATAGCATTTCTTTGCTGTATCTCTTTACTATATCACAAATATATTCAATTTCAATACCCTTTAGTTCAGGATATGAAGGTAATATTATACATTCATTATTAAGTTTAATAGCATTGGTATCTATGCATTTTATATGCTGAAGATGCTTATGTCTAGTGATAGGATAGAACATCGGTCTAGTTTCTATACCAGCACTTTCAAAAATATTTTTAGCATTCATATAAGATTTATTTCCTTCAATTCTCACTCCAAACATCCATAATGAATGTGAACATCCTATTTCTTCCATTTGGAAATAAACACCATCAACACCCTTTAAATATTCTTTATACATATTAAATATTTTTATCTTTTTATTTTTTATTTCTTCATAAATATCCATTTGACCTAACAAAATAGCAGCATGTATGTTTGTCATTCTATAATTATAGCCAAGAACATCATGAATAAATCTTGTTTCCGTTTGTCCTTGACCTTGAAGTTTACTTAAATATTTGAATAAATCTGTATCGTTTGTTAGTATAGCTCCACCCTCTCCGGTTGTTATATTTTTATTACCGAAGAAAGATAATGATGAACAAAATGATTCTGTTCCTGACATCTTACTTTCATATTCTCCAAATATACCTTCACAATTATCTTCTATAAAAATACTTTTTGGATATTTTTGTTTTAATGATGGAACATTTACAATATTTCCTAAGTTGTGAACAATTAAAAATACTGTATTCTCATCTGGTTCTATTGGCAACTTTGAATAATCCGCATTCCAAGTAAATAAATTAGCATCAACTGGATAAATTTCAAAGTCATCAATACCATCAAATAATATTGAATTATAAGCAGCTATATAAACATTATTAGGAACTATAACTTTATTTGCTTTTGGATATCTATATTTTATTGCCTTTATTAATAAATGAGTAGCAACAGTTCCATTTGATAATAATAAACAATGTTTTACATTTAATATCTTTGATAATTTATTTGATGCTATATTTTTATATTCACCAATGGATGATATCCATCCAGTCTCTATTGCATCGTATGCATACTTTAGAGATTCTTTTGGTAAATATGGTTTGTATATTGGAATCATAATTTAATATGTTTTATGTTTTCTCTGAATAAATTTACCAGAGTCCAGATCTTCACCAGAAACAGCAGATTTTATAATGTCTATGATTTTTTCATCAATTTCATCTATTAATTGATTTCTCTGCACATTTAAATCACATGCCTTTTTTAAGCAATTCCATAAATTTTCTGCACCATCCTCATTATTAAAATATTTTTGTTTATATTCATCAAATGACATACGACGAATTTCGTATATCATTTCTTGATTATTCCACATTTTAGTATCAATAGTAAAAAGTTTATCTATCAAACCACCTAATGTATCAGCCATTTTTTCTTTCTCCTATCAATGTTATACCAATTGGTCTTGAATTTTCGTTATCTAAAAATTTAATATTACAATCAAAATACTTCGAATATAAAAAATTTAATCCTTCGTCAGTAAATCTCCAATAATCTTTATAATTGCTATGGTGATGTATGAAAAAATAAAAAGGAACAGTAATAAATAATTTACCATTTGGTTTTAATAAGTTATAAAAAATTTCTGGGGTCTTCCAAAATTCTTTTGAATGCTCCAAACACTCAAATGCTATTATAGCATCATATGAATTTTTTCTTTTTTCAAATTCATCATTCCATATAGTCATATCACCTATAAATGAATTTTTTAAACCATTCATGAAAGGATCACATTGATGATATTCAGATCCTTTTTCTTCTAATTGTTTTTTTGTATCAAAATAATATTCAGATATTGGACAATCTTCAATAGAAGTCATTGCACCAAATTCTAATACACGATCATAATTAAATTTTAATACTTCTGTATTAAAAAAATATTGAACATTTTTTCTTAATTGTATTAGTTCATTTGCGTGCATATGTATTCCTTTAATTTAAAATCATTCCAATCAGTAAACTGTATTGCTCTATCATCTATCCAAAGGTCATAAATTGGTTTGCCACACATTAATAAATCATATGGAATACCATTCTCTTCTAACCAGTATTTAGTCATGTTATACTCAGACCAAGATCTAGCAGTGTAAAGAATTATAAAGTTATTTTCTTCTTTCAACTTCTTTATAAACTCTATTGCACCTGGTTTTACTTTTGCCAGACACTTTTCAAATGTTGGTTTTTCTTCACATATAGTGCCATCGATATCAATTACTATTTTCTTGTTCTTCATAAACATAATCCTCATAATATCTCATTAATACAAAATTTTTCTTTTCTCTTTTATATAGATTTGTTTCATTTAAATAATTATTTTTTATTAAAGTAATAAAATCTAAACCAGATTTATAAGAGAATGTAAATCCACCACCAAATCTACAATTTATTTCAATAAGATATGGTTTATTGTTTTTATCAATAATAAATTGAAAATTGCTAGGTCCGGTAATATTTAATTTATTTGCAATATGTTCCACCAATGAAATTAATATTTTATTTTGTACAGTTTTGCTTCTTGAAACTTCACCACAACAAACTTCTGTTCTCAATCTACAGATAGCATCTATGAGTTTTCCCGATCTATCCGAAAAACAATCAACGGAATATTCAGTACCATCTATCATCTTTTGACAAATATAATCATCTAGATGTAAATGTTTATCAGTTTTTATTATACCTCTTCCTCCAAATCCATAAACTGGCTTGTAAACTCTATCATAACCATCTTCTGGATATGGATAGATTTCTGGAAAGTTTTTCATCATAAAGTTTTCTAATTCTTTTTTATTGTGACATATTTTTGCTGTCTTCTCTGAAGAAGACACTATATTTATTCCTTTTTCTTTTAAAGAATCACAAAGTTCTATTGCTGCATCTTGAAATGGTATTACTAATGAAATACTATTTGTATTTACTATATTAACAATATCATCAATTATATCTTTATCTTTCCATCTTTTACCTACTATAATTTTTGCAACTTTTGATATAGGCACATGTGTATCGATTTCATATGAAAAAATATTAAAACCATTATCTTTAAAGATATTAGCCATGGATACTCTTTTTCCTGCACCTAAAAATAAAACATTCATTGTAATATAAAGAAACTATTAACAAATTCTTCGTGATCTTTTTTATAACCCATAGATTCAACCAATCGTAAAACATTATTCCAATCACAGTTAGTGTGTTCTACACACAATACTTTTGGTAATACTTTATTTGGCAACATACCCTTTAATACTTGTTCTTCAAATCCTTCAACATCGAGAACAAATAAATCTACATTTGGAATATTATAAGTTTTTATTAAAGTGTCATATGTCATACACTTAACAAAAAAATCTTTATATAAAACATTGAATTGTTTGAGATGATCTATATGTTGCTGAGTGTGTTTACACGAACCATTACCAAATTCAGATTCATATGAACCCATATAAGTTTTTGTAAAGGTAGTTTCACCATCAAAATCAGCAAGAGCTATATTTAAATTTGTAGAATTTGGTCGTTTTTTACATAATAGGTTATAAAGTGAATTGGATGCCTCTATATTAATTCCGGTCCAATTTAAATATTTTTCAAAAATATAACATGAAGAATCATCTATTCCATCAAATGCACCACACTCAATAAAAAAACCATCTCTTCTATTTTTAAAATATCTATCATGTATAATTTTATCTACTGGTGGATCAAATTGACCGTAATATTTCATTTTAATTCCTTATATGTTTTTAATATATTTTGTTCTGGTAAATACATTCTAGCCATCCATACGAAATTATTCATATGACATATAACTTTTACATTCTTATTTAGTCCCATGCTCAATAGATATGAACCACTGAATCCTATTTGTATTACTTCATCTGCATGTTTTACTATATTATATTCATGTAAAAATTTATTTATATCCGGCTCATGCATCAAATATTCTTGTGTAAGATCCACAACTTTGTCTTTATTTAATCTATCAATTAGTTGATAATAAATTGAATACACTAAATTTTTATATGAATTGTATTCAGTGTTTCTATTATAATCTACAGTTCTATCTCCCATAAGTATGATTTTTCCATCATAATTATTTAAATATCTTATTAAATGTTCTATGTTTTGATTATTTAATAATTGCTCATATTCTCTAACTTTAACATTTACAACTAGATATTTTTCATATGGTTTTTTAAAATCTTTATCCAATATAAATGATAAGTCTTTTGGTTTGAATTCTACATCAAGTAGTTTGGAATAATCATGAGTAACTAT